ACCGCATGCTGATACTTGTGTAAAAGGGTCTACAAGAGTCCGAATCAATATGTTGGATACAATGCGTATAGGTGATACGTTATCCTTTGGTGCCGTGATGACAGAAGGGTCACACACGGTATTGGCAGGAACGTAGATCTGTGGTATAATAATAGAAGTTCATCACTAGAATAATGGCAAAGCTTAATCGATCTCTAATGGGCAATTCGTTTATTGAACCAATTCCAAAGAAGAGTCGTCAAGGCAATGGTAAGAACACCAAGTATGCAGCATCGAGTCGGAACAGTGCAAAGAAGCGTTATCGTGGTCAAGGTAAAGGATGAATTTAATTTGCAATCTTCCTGCAGAGAAAGTGTGGGTTCGTAGGGAATACTTACGAGATCATCAAGATGGGCATGGGGAGTTTGTAGAGGGCGTCTGGGTATGTGCTAAAAGCATACCTGGGCGTGCTTTTTACTTTGAGACATACTTGCCTACATATGGAGCAATGTATGACAAGCTACCTATCAGTGCATTTGTAAGATCACCTAAAACACCAGATGTTGATATGAGTCTGGAAAACCTACAATTTTGGAATTGTATGGATTATGGTGTTGCATGTATGAACAAAGGATTTGTAACATCAATGGACTGTGAGGTCTTTACAAGAGACCATGGTTTGATGAAAGGTCAATACTTGTTTACATTAGATAACTATCATGCAAATCCAGATGTGATAGATAATAATGTGAGTGAAGTGCCTCAAGAGCATAAATCACATAATTGCATTGCATTAGAGAATGGTCAGTATGCATTGTATCCTAATAATAGGATGCGTCTGTATGACCTCTCTATCACCCCACAGGAACCTCAATTCCCTGACTTTAAAGTATCTACCATAGAATACCAAGTAGAGGCAGGAATCGACTGGGGACGCCTAGGAGACACTGACGATTATTTTTGGCAAACACAACAGGAGAAAGAAAATGGGTAATTCACCAACTGATAAGAGCAAAGATTTTATCAAATCAGGAATGACTCTTATCACTCAAATCGAATCTGACAAACTTTTGAAAAAAAGCAAGACAGAAGATAAGAAAAAGGACCATAAATAAACAATAAATCGTGTTATTGTGCCCAATCAACAGTCTTTTAAAGATTTAAAGGTTACTATGAAGCCTCACCCAATTACGGGTGACTTACTAGTAACCAAAGACGATGCATCTGTTAAACAGTCAGTTGTTAATCTTATATTGACTACTCCTGGAGAAAGATTCTTCGATGATCGGTTAGGTTGTGGTGTTAGCGAATTATTATTTGAACCACTTGATTTTGGTACAGCGGGTTTGATCGAAGAAGAAATCAGAACCACTTTGAGGTTGTACGAGTCTAGGGTTGATGTGACAGAATTGTCAGTTGACCCAAACTTTGATGATAATGCTTTTGATGTTGAGATAGAGTTCACTATCCGTGGTCGTCAAGACGAACCACCTCAAAACGTCAACTTCCTCTTACAGAGAACCCGATGAAGTATATTCAAGTCAATAATTTAGATTTTGCTGACATCAAGACTGCGCTCAAAGATTACTTAAGAGCACAGACTGATTTTGTCGATTTTGATTTTGAAGGGTCTGCTTGGAGTAATTTGCTAGATGTACTAGCATATAATACGTATTACACTGCGTTCAACACGAACATGGTGGCTAATGAATTGTTTTTGGAGTCAGCAACACTCCGTGATAACGTTGTATCTCTTGCGAAACAATTAGGATATAAACCAAAGTCTATTGTTTCTCCGCAAGCAACAGTTAATTTTCAAGTAAATTTTACAGGAACATACCCAAGTGTCATTACCTTGAAGAAGGGCACGGGATTTGTTACTACATTTGATGATCAGTTATATCGTTTTGTCGTAATTGATGATTATAAAGCGGGAGTTATCAACGGTCAAGCAATTTTTGAGAACGTTGTACTCCAAGAAGGAACTTTGATTGAAGAGACTTACACCAAGTCTACGGTATTAAAAAATCAAAAGTTCATTCTAAAGAACAGCGGTGCGGACACTAGCACACTTCGTGTCAAAGTATTTCCCATCGAGAACTCATCAGAGTTTGCATACTACAATCAGATTAACAATATTATTGATATTGGAGCATCTGACAAGATCTATTACGTAGATGAAAACGCTGATGAGCAATATCAACTCTTTTTTGGTGATGGTGTAGTTGGTTCTGCGTTAGAGGACAATAACTACGTTGAGGTATCATACTTAATTTCTGCTGGTGCAGCTGCAAACGGCGCTAGTGTATTTACATTTAGTGGTATACTACAGGATAATAACGGTGTTGCGTATCCACTTACCGTAACTAACATCACGACAGTTTCTGCAGCTGATGGTGGTGCAGGTATTGAGAGTATTGATAAGATTAAGTTCAATGCCCCCAAACTATATGCCACACAGAACAGAGCAGTTACTGCAATGGATTATGGTGCTATCGTAAGGCAGATTTATCCTGCAGTATCTGACATCATTACATATGGTGGTGAAGAGGAGAGATACCCTGAATTTGGTAAGGTCAAGATTGTTATCAAACCTGATAGTGGCGCTACACTCTCTAGTGTAACTAAAAAGCAAATTATTGCTAGATTGAAAGACTATGCTGTGGCATCAGTCACTCCAGAGATTAAGGATCCATCAATTTTGTATTTGGAGTTAGACAGTAGAGTCAGCTTCAATACTCGTATTACAAATCAATTCCCTACAGATATTAAATCTAAAGTCACAAATGCTGTAGAAGACTATACTAAACTGTCTGACACCGAGAAGTTTAACGGTAAGTTTAGATATAGTAAGTATGTTGGTGTGATTGACAATGCTGATCGTTCTATCACCTCTAACACTACAACAGTAATGATGAGGAAGGATTTCTATCCACAGATCAATACTACAACATTCTATGAACTTTGTTTCCAGAATGCATTTAAGTTGTCATGTCCTGAAGATGGACCTGTTGTTATGTCAACAGGATTCAAGGTAACTGCTTATCCTAATGTTGTCGTTTATTTTGAGGACAGGGATGGTAAAATCGTCCTATATAGATTGGATCCTGGTACAGGTGAAAAGATTGTCCTGAACGACAATATTGGTGATGTTGATTATGAGGAAGGCGAAATCAAATTATATGATGTAACCATCTTACAGGGAACCTTCTTTGACAACAGAATCTCGGTTCGAGTGATCCCACGTAACAACGACATTAATGCATCTAGACACATGTATCTAGATTTAGATGTTGCAAACAGCAAGTTCGCGGTATATCCAGAGTAATAGATGAGTACACAGATTTCGGCTCTAATTGAAGACCAACTTCCTGGGTTTATTGTTTCTGAATACGAAAACTTTTCGAGTATTTTAGAAGCATACTATCGACAACAGGAATCAGTCGGTCAACCTCTTGATATCATCAGCAACATTACGAAATATCGTGATGTCGATTTTTATGAGAAAAATTTACTGAAAGAATCTACTACAGTTGCTTTGACTGTAAATGCATCCTCCACGACTTTGGTAGTCGCTGATGCTAGTTCATTTCCAGAGAAGAACGGATATATTAGAGTTGGAACAGAAATCTGTTTCTATAAAGAGAGAACAGCTACAGAATTTTTAGATGTCTCTAGAGGAGTGAGTGGTACAACCATTCTCGGAGACCTGCATAATGAATCCACATTTGTGTCTACATCAGCAGTAGACCACTTGGTTGGTGAAGATGTACATAACTTAAGTCATTTGTTCTTGTATGCCTTTGTAAGGGCATTTGAGCGAGAGTACCTAGTTAACTTTCCAGAAGCATACTTGAAGGATGATGTAGATAAGAGACTCCTGATCAAGAACATTGGAGATTTTTACAAAACTAAAGGTGGCAACAAATCTATCAGATTCATCTTCAATACTATTGTATCAAAGAGAGCTGATGATATTCCAACTACATACTTTCCAAAAGATAGCACCGTAAAAGTATCGGAATCTGATTGGTCTGCTGTATTTGCAATACAAGCAATCGTTTTAAGTGGTGATGCCAATAAATTGATTGGTAAGACTATTATCCAGCAAGAGGATAAGAATTCTATTGGATCGTCATATGCATCTGCTAATGTAGAGAATATAATCCAAATTGGTAAAGTAGGAGACTATGGTCTTTATAATTTAATTATCGATCCTGTTTCTGTAAATGGCGATTTTAACATCCCCCAAAAGACAGTGCTGGACAGGGTTTTGGGGACCTCTCTTACAACTAACGATACAATCACTGTAGACTCTACTTTAGGTTGGAGTTCCGAAGAAGGGTTTGTACAGATCAATGGCGAGATCATTGAGTATGAAGGAAAGACTGCTAGACAGTTTATTATCAAAGAACGTGGAACTGTCACGAGAATTCATAATGTCGGTGACATTGTAACTAGTTACTCTAATGTAAGAAGTGACGATGTTAGTTTGCTTCTATATGGCATTCTAACAAAACTTTCTCCAGATCAAGTATATCCTTACTCCCAGAAGGGAGATAAGATCCAGATCTCTAAACCTGGATTTGAAACTAGAAATACAATCATTTATGACGAATCAACTAGATCTGTAAGGTGGAAAGTAAATACCACTGGTGCTGTTGCTTCGGTTCCTCTTAATCCTGGTGTAGGTCTTCCACTCCAAAAATATTTGGCTGATGTTAGTGCCGTCTATCAAGATGGTCAGTATTACTATATTGCAACATCTTCATATCCATCCACACCTATTCTTACTGGTCAGGATCAACCCAATCTAGTTGATGCTAATCAACTCAAGCTGATACCAAAATCTACCAGTACAACTACTGAAGTATATAAAACGCCATTTAGAGATATTGGTGTATTTGTAGATGGTAGTATTGCTTTTGGATATAAGAGCGAGGATCAAATTGCATATGGCAACATCCAATCTTACACATTGACCTCCAGAGGTTCTGGATATACAAAACCTCCTTTTGTCCTTATTAATGGCGAAGAACAACTAGCTTTGTCAACTTTAGTCGGTGATACTGTAAACTCTGTATTTACTCGTCTCAATAAGAATTTCACAGCAGACCCTCTAGTAGAAATTGTCAGTGGAAGAAATGGTGTAGCAGAAGCTATTGTAACTTCTGGTGAAATTACTAGTATTCGTCTAATTAACGCTGGAGAATATTATTCAGCACCTCCAGTTGTTATTATTACCGATTTGGCAGGAAAAGGTAGATTTGGAGAATTTAGAGCGACTGTTGATACCAAAGGTAAGATTACTGGATTTGAAAAAGTTGATGGCGGTAAATTCTACACTCAAGAGAATGTACGAGTAGAAATTGTAGAAGAGGCAAGAAATAATCCTGCTACTGCAACTGCCACAATTTACCGTTGGGTAAAAGACCGATTTTTTAATAATTCTAATTTCATTGATGATAATGGTGGTCTTGCAATAAAAGACCTCATAGAAAATGAGTTTTACTATGGAGTGGTTGCAAACCCCAAACGCCTTCGTTTTAGACTAGGGGACAATTTAACGCCAACTCAATTCCAAGAGACTTCTACTTTAACACACTCGCCTATCCTAGGTTATGCCTATGATGGTAATCCTATTTACGGTCCTTACGGTTTTAGCAACCCGCTATCGAATCAATCCTCTATTGCGAGGATGAATAGTGGATATCAGCTTAAGAATTCAAGAACTGATGGTCCTGTTGATGCTCCATATGACATGGGCACCTTCGTTGATGACTATGAATGGATTGCTACTGTTGATACAGGTAAGACTCGCCTTGATGTTAACAATGGTAGATTCTGCGTCACACCAGAATATCCACAAGGTACATATGCATACTTTGTAACTATTGATGCTAGTAATACTCCTGTATATCCTTATATCCTTGGAGATAACTTTTATTCTTTACCAGTTAGGTCCAACTACGAAAGTAAAGTAACTCAAAGATCTATTCCTACTACATCCGAACGTTTGTTCATTCCAGGAACGTTGAAGAATGGTTCTGGAGAAGTTGCGTATATTGATACTGTAAGTAAAGGATTTGTTAATACAGTAAGCATTGAAGATTCTCAACCTACATTCCAAATTGGATCAAGAATATACGTAGATGACAGTGGCACTGGTGGATCTGGTGCTGCTGGCATTGTTGCATCTACATTTGGCAAGACTGTCTCTAGTATTGAATCTAAAGAAACCAAAGCAGCTTTATTGACATCCCTTTCTAGTTTCTTTGCATTTGAGGGTGATATTATCACTCAAGAGACTACAGGTGCAACTGGTGAAATTATTAGAGACATTTCTGAAGAGAATGAAATTGGTGTCAGAAATATCACTGGATCCTTTGAGGCTGGATATGAAATCAATTCTTCTACTCAAGTAATCAATTTACTGCTATCTCAAAACAGTTCTTACACTTTAGGAGCAACTCTTGCTTTAGTTCTATTTGAGGATCCAACAACAGAGATTGCCACTGGAGAAATCCTAAATCAAACTGTTGACCAAAATTCAGTTCGACTAAAGGTTACAAGTGGTGATTTTGCCGATTACCTCGATTATAATGAAGGTGAAGTAATTCTTAAAAGTTCTGACCTAGGTAATACTGCAGGAACAGAGATTGTAATTATTAATCAGTTGAGTAGAAATATTAATATTACTGATGTTGATGATTCTATTGCTATTCTAGAAACAACTGAAAATCATGACTTTGGCACTGGAGATATTATTAATATCACAGTAGATCCAGATCCTGCCACTACAGAGACAACTTACTATGTGACGAAGAAAAAGTTTCAAGAGATCACTTTACTTCCAAATGAATATCGTGCAAAGGTTGATGATACTGGCGTTGGCGAATCTACTGTACTTGGTTTAGGTAAAGACTACATTTCTGGAGAGTATACTGATGTCCCTCTTGTATTTGCTAATTCTGCTTTGTCGAGATCTGATGTAGTAGCAGCAAAGGCATCTGTAAGTGTAGACACTGCTAATTTTGATAACAGTGGTAATATTGGTAATATTACTATTACTAGTGCTGGTGCAAATTATAAAGCAGACGATATCCTAACAATTGATCCATCTGCTATTGCTAAAGTAGATGCAGCTGATTCAGACATCTCCCCGATTCTATCGATGGTGTATTTGAATCAAACAGAAGTTGAGTCTTATGCACAAAAAAGATTTTTCGTTGCTGAAGCAGATTATCCAACTGTAGTAACAGCACTGGGCGATGTCGGAGGATTCTTCCAGAATGATGCTGGTGGTACTAATCTCATCTATATTTCTAAAGATGATGACAATTTTGCTTTCACTTACTTTGTTGCCGATACTGAAGGTGAAGACTTAACTACTGATGATACTATCAGTGGTGTTGCAATTACCAGTGTTGATGTATACAGCCCTCCAGGTAGTCTCAAACCTCAATACAGATTTGAAGATGATCAAGGAGAGCGAAACCCAAATTATGAAATACGTGTAGGATCTACTCTTACTTTACAACCAATGCCTGGTCATTCAGTGCATGTTGTATCTGACATAGAGTTGGGACTCAAAGATGATGGTCGTGCTCAATTTACTATCGATTATACAGTTGCTGGTGGTGTTACTAACAGTGGATCTGTTACAGATCCTATTGTCTTTGTACCTACAGTTCCTGGTGTATATCAATATGTCTGTGTAACTCATCCAGAAGCTCGTGGAACTATCACAGTGTATCCTGCACCAAGTGCTGCTGGTCCACTAATTAACGTTGATTTTGTTGGTTTTGGTGTTGATAGAACAGATGTAAACGTTACTAATACTTTTGCAGCATCAGTTGATGATCTTGTATCTATTGGTAACGAGATCGTTAAAATTACTGCTGTAGATACAGATAATAAAAATATTTCAGTAGCAAGAGCTCAAGAAGGAACTATCAAAGTTAATCATTCTAATAATAAAGATTTAGTATCTTATTTGCCGAATTACAGATTTGCAGCTGGTACAAGAATTGGAACTGGTGTTAATGCACCAGTAGTTGTTTCTTATGACAATGAAACTAAAAAACTAATTGTCAACTGGGATTACAATGCAACTAGCCCTGTTGCTTTGACCACAGTATCATCAATTGTTGATACCAGTAATCCACAAAAAATTGTTACTGTCGGTTCTGTAAATGATATTCGTGATAAACTACTATTCTCTACAGATAATACAAATTTCCTCACTAATCCTATTGTAGATATTCAGAAGTATTATTTCTACAAGTTTGATGTAAGTCATCCTTCGATGTTGAACTCTTACCTTGATATCTCAACTAGTCCAAACTTTAATGTCTTTACCGAAGAAAAAGAAGTTGGTTTGACTGAACCTGGTAATGCTGGTGCATTTGTGAGAATTAGACTTGGATATGGTGCAAACATTGGAGAACAAACAAGAAAAGATGTTAACTTCACAAGTTACTATTATTTCTTGACTTCTTCTACAACTGATACTGAAGGATCTTATCTTCGTATTGTTGATGACCCTTTGTCAGGTAGAAAAGAAGTTGCGTACACTACAGACAAAAAAGTTGTCTACAAACTTTCCGATGTTCCCCAATACGATGGAACTGGAGATATTAGATATACAGGTAAGTCAGTTGGTAAGATTCATTCTATCAAGCTAGACAATCTTGGATCTGAATATGATAAGTTGCCAATTATTAAAGGTGTAGTCCCTGCAGATGGATACAAAGCAGTCGTTAATGCTGTCAGGAGTATATCTACTAATAAAATTATTTCAATTGATATTGTCACTCCAGGTCAAGGATATTCTAAACCAGAAGTTGTTGTTGCTTCTGGTCTGGGAAGTGGTCTCAAAGCAATTGCTGATGTAAAGGATGGTATCATCACTCAAGTCAGAATTACCGATCCTGGTAATTATACCACCACACCAAAACTGGAAATTATTGAAACAGACAATAAGTTGTTCTTTGTGTCTGATAATATTGGTCGTCCACAAAACGTTAATTTTGTAAGAAATGGATCGGGATTCCATAGCGATAGTACGATTAGATCAAATTACTATTCACCTGATGTTTTTATTCTCGATACCTTTGAGTTAGACGCATTTAGACCTGGTGAAACTATTGAACAGAAAGTAAATGGTATTATTGTTGCTCAAGGCATAGTTGCTCCAAATGGATGGAGAGTAGGATCTAATATTCTACGTTTGGAAGATGTTGTCGGTGTTTTCAAAGAAGGACAGACTATCATTGGAAAGAGTAGGAAGAAAACTGCTCGTATCAAGACAATTAGTAGATCTTCGTTTATCCCTAACATTGTTACTAGAGAAAAGACAATTGGTAGATTTACTTCCGACAGAGGAAAGGTAAGTTCTAGCAATCAAAGAATTCACGATTCTAATTTCTATCAAGATTATTCTTATGTTGTTAGATCTAGAACACCAATCAACCAGTGGCGTGATGTAATTAAAGATACCACACATCCAGCTGGATTCAAGATGTTTGGTGAAGTCTACGTGGAATCTGAAGGTGTATCTGATATGCCATCTGATCAGAAGGCATTTAAGTCCACCATGTATTTGGTTGGTCCTCCACTTGCAGTATCCTCTCTATCTACAAAGAGAACTATTCAGCAACAGGTAATTAAAGTAAAAGACTCTAGAGTTATTAGAGGTGAAGGATCAGTTTCTGTATCCGATTTTGACGAAACTCTTACCAGAGTAAGAGAACTTAAGTTGTCTCCTGCTTTTGACGGTAGATATGATCCACAGACTGGTTTGAAAATTGGTAACAAACAGTTTACTATTACTGATGCTGCAACTGGTACTGCATACACACCATACAATGATCAAGAAATTTTAATGACCATTGATGGTATTGCACAAAGACCAGGATATTCTTTTAAAGTTGTAGGTAACCAACTTTTCTTCTTTGAACCGCCACTTGGTCCAAGAGTTACTGAAGATCAGCTTGTTCCCCCACAGAGTGCATATATTAGAGCATTCAAGTTTAGAGAAGATACGGATAATGCACGTTATCTGAAAAATTTAAAAAATATTGCAGATTCGTTCGACGGTAGAACTAGAATCTTTGATTTGAATTGGGACGATGGTAGTGTCGTGAAGACACAGGTCAATGAAGACTTGTTTGTGTATCTCGATGGAGTATTACAGCAAGGTTCTTATGAGATCAGAAGATTTTCGAGTCCAAACAAAACAGATCGTATCGCTTTTGTCAAAGCACCTAAAAACTACAAGGATCTCTATGATTCAGATGCTTTTCCACAAGAACTGCAGAATGAAACATATTTTTATGGATTTGGTGTAGGTCTATACGAAAGACTTGGTATCGACAAGAGAATAGTTCCTTATAATCAAAATAATCAATACCTAATCTATGACTCAAATAATAATGTAAGAACTATTGATAGTACATTATATGCATATGTTTATGTAGATGGTGTTCTCCAACAACAAGATCTGTCATACAAGATCAATGGAGCTTCAATTACTTTTATGGAACCATTGGAGTATTCAGAACAGGCAGATGGATCTTATACTTGTGCAAGAGTAGATATTATTCGTTTGTATGGTAAGAACTATCAATCTACTCTCAATATCTTTAATTATGAACAAGATGCTTTCTATAACAGAGCAACTGTAACTTTTGATGGTGCAGGTACATACGATACCATCTCTTCTTGGTATGTCTTAAACACTAGTGATAAAACTAGTGTTGTACAAGGAGGTAGGGTTTGGGGTGAACTTATGAGTATCCAAAAGGGAACTGGAGATCAATGGATTGCTATATTGAAATCACAAAATATTG